CGTCATGGATTGTACTGATATTGTTCAACGATTCAATCATTGTGTCAATATCTTCCATTAAGTCTTTCCAACCCTCTTTTGACATTATGTCAAAGCGGGCTTCATAGTACTTTTGCAGTTCTGGGGTCATATTGTTTGTGATGCCGCCACTTGTGCTTGGTAAGCCGCAATGACCGCATCTGTCCAAGCCGTATTACAAATAGCAACAACATTGCTTGGTACGCCAGTTAAGTCTTGTGCTGGTGTCAGGCTTGTACGATGGTATGTCTGCGCTATCTGTTCACCATCTTTTAGGATGCGTGTTGCTTCCCGATACAGGACTATGCCGTTTTCGGTTACTGTGATTTGGTCTACGACCTTGGTTTCTGTGAGTGCCATGATTTTTCCTTTATTAAACGATATAAGTTATTGTTATACGAGCATCTGAGTTTGCTTGCACATAAGCAGAAAAATTAGTAGAAACTGATTGGCCTCCACCAATATAAACGATGCAACTAGTAGTTGCAGACTCAACAACTGACCAAGTTGTAGAAATATTTCCACCAGAGCCTAAACTATTAAAACAAAGACAAGCACTACCTCTTTCACCAGAAGTAAAAGGAAGGTTAATAGTAAGCGTGCCTGATGGAGATGAAACAGAAGATACGCTTACAAACGCATTAACAGTTACCAACCTACCAACTTTTGTATATTTTGCTGTATTACTAGATAATGTAATTGACCCACTACCAGGAGTCCAAGTCATTGTGTAAGTCCCTTCCTCATAATCATCCAATGTGTTTGCGTCAGATGATGCTGATTGGGTTGCGGGGAAAGCAATGCCTGTGCCTGATGCAGATGTTGCGCCTTCAAGGGCTAATGTTGTACCTTTACCAACCGCAAGAGATTGGGTAAAAGTTATGGTGTTTCCTGCTGTGCCTGATGCGGCTGTGTGCCAAGTATGAGTTCCGTTGTATTGCTCATATCTTGAAGCAAAATCAGTAACAACATATTTGTAAGCCGCCCCAGAGTTTAAAAACGCATTAGATGTAACAGTTGTATATGGGTCACCGCCAGAAGCAGAAGCATAAATCTGAGAACCTTCGCCAAGGCTGATTGCTTTAATTCCAGAGAACAACGCACCATAGCCTGTTGTGCCTATGTTTACATTCTGTGAAGTATCAACAGTAATCGCAGTAGTGCCAGCAGACTGCAAAGTTAGCGCAGTAGCAGATGCAGATGAAAGTGAACTGATAACTGGTGTAGTTAGAGTTTTGTTTGTCAGAGTATCAGTAGTAGCACGACCAACCAAAGTATCTGTCGATGTTGGCAGGGTCAAAGTACCAGTATTTGAGATTGTGCTGATTACGGGAGTAGTCAGGGTCTTGTTGGTCAGGGTATCAGTCGTTGCCTTGCCAACTAAGGTATCGGTTGCCGCTGGAAGTGTGATGGTAGTAGTACCAGCCACCGCAGTTGCTTGCAATGTGGTTGTCCCTGAGGTCGAGCCAGAGATATCAATCGCATTAGGTTTTAGGGTTACTGTCGTTGCCATATTTTTCCTTTATGGTGTTCCATTTGCAATAATATTAGTTGCTGAAGTAATTACTCCAGTTGAAGACATTGAGGCTATTGTAGTTGCGCCATATTTAAACAGCAACTTGCCACCTGATTCCTCAATCGTGAAGTTGGTAGTCAGCAACTTAGGGGTGGAAGCCGCAGTTCCCGTAGTATTCTGATTGAAAGTTGGGAAAGATGTAAGACTTGCCGCTGAACCAGTTGGGGCAAGAACATCTGTTCCTATTACCAGACCAAGGTTTGTCCTAGCACCTGATGCAGTTGTGTCACCCGTTCCACCATTGGCAACTGCCACAGTACCAGCCAAGGTAATAGTGCCAGTTGTGGTGATTGGGCTACCAGTAACAGTCAATCCTGTTGTACCGCCAGATAAGGCCACGCTTGTGACTGTGCCTGTTCCAGAACTGACATTGATAGTTACATCATCGCCAGAATTGGTAGCCGTTACTGATGCGCCAACAAAATTTATCTTCTTGACACCACTTGTGATGCTTGTGCCTTCGTCTAGGATAGCCACCGCCCCATTGGTGGACATAGTGCTGATAACTTTGATCTTCTCTGCCAAGTCAGGAGCAACCACCTCTCCCACATTGATCTCTTGACCAGTAGACAGGGTAATAACCAAAGATCCATCAAAGTCAATCTGAGCATTGGAGACAGAAACACCATCTTTTCCGTCTATTCCGTCTTTTCCATCTACTCCGTTTTGCCCATTTTTACCATCTATGCCTTGCCGACCATCTAAACCTCTATCGCCCTTGTCTCCTTTGTCACCCTTTTCAGGAACAATCGACTTGGCAACCTCTAGTTGTGCTGTGACCTTGTTTTCCATCACTTTGATGGCCTCAACTATCAGGTCTACATTGTCTTGAACAGCTTTTTCCTCTTGCTGGCGCATGGCCACAAGGGTTTCTTCCACTTTTGTGATGGCAGCCAACTTCTCATCAAAAGATGAGTCATTTGACTCAATGCTTTGGATAAGTTCCTTGATATTAGCCATTATTTAAGCCATTTGTCAGTTTAGTAAGGAAGTCTTGCTTGACCTGATTCTGGGAATTGACCTTATCTGCCATCTGTAACTCAACAATCTTAGATTTGTTCTTGATGTCAGCCTCTTTCAACATCAAATCAGCAATCTTGACCCTCTTATCAAACTCTTTGGATGCCATATCATCCTGATTTGGCAAATTCTTGGTGGCCGCTGCCATCGCTTTGGCTTGCGCCTCCTGCGGGAGCAGCTGTGCCTCGACTGTCAGCTTGGTAGCCTCTGCCCTATTCTGTTCTGCTTGAGTAGTTTGCACAGCAATATTAGCCTGTGCGGTTTGCAATGCCAACTGCTGTTGCGCTTGTTGCATTTGTTGCGCTTGTGGATCAGGTTGCATCATCTCATCTAGCTTGGCCATCAACTCCATTCTGTTAGACAAACTGCTGTTTCCAACAATTCCTTTAAGCAAAATAGGCAAGACAGGAGTATTTGCACCCAAAGTCTGCAACAAACCAATAAACTGCTGCTGTTCGTATTCTCTAGCAATAATGCCAAGAGTAGCCGTAGGAATGAAGTTCATATCGACTGAGGGATAACGCTCTGGGTCAAACTGCATATAACGGAAAGCTGCCTTCTTGATAAACGGAATCAAGAAATCTTCTTGGAAGTTCACCAAAGTGCGCTTGTACTTCTTGATGATGCTGGCAACTGCCATCGACATACCGCCTTGACCACCATCTCTCGAAACATTGCTAATCATGCCCTGAGAATCCAATGTTCCAGTAGCTTGTAACAACATACGCTCAAAGTCTTTAGCCGTAGCCAAGTTATTAGGGTCAGTTTGACCGAACTTGAATGGGTAAAGAATCTCAGAAGGTGCGCCATTGGTAAGGATTGCCTTGCCAGGCTTTACCTCAAACTTCATTCCTCTTGGGAGGCGAGTAGCGTCCATTGCAATCATGGGGCTAGTTGTAAGAGCAAGGGAATCTAGGTGGCTACGAGTCTGTGCGTCAATAGCCTTTTGCATATTGAACGCCTTCTCTACTGTGCCTCTGCCTAGTAATCTGTTTGGTACTGTGTCATCCTGATAAGTTAGAACTGGGCGATCCTTCATCATGTATGGGTTGGCTTCAGCCTTTAGTAATTGGCCATCATTGGCAATCACAACAATTGCTTCTACCAAGTCAGCATATTCCTCTGCCTCAGAGTTATCTGGGAAAAGGTCAACAATCTCTTTGTTCTCTTCTAGATTTTCTAGGTATTCCCTTGGGACAAGACCATAGTAGGTGAGGAGAAGAACCTTCTCATCTTGGTACTGGCTTACCTCTTGGGTAGGCTCAAGGTCAGAATCGTCACCAGTAGTGGTGATGTTTACCTTGCGATAGATACCAGCCTCGATGCCTTGAACAATCTTATGGATAGAGACATACTTCTCTATGGCCACTCCCATGCAGTCATCAACGCTCGTACCATTGGGATCAAACAAGAAGTTCTTGGGGTTGATTGGCATGATCTTCACACCAATTCGGTTTTTCTCCAAAACTCCAATAGCAGCTTGACCCATCTGATTGGGGATTGGCTGAGTCGCTGGCACATACTCTTTCTCAGTCTTGACAATGATCTCGCCAATGCCTGTGCCATAAATTTCAGCCATTAACTCAATCTGGTCAATGGACTTCCTGATCTTGTCTTTCTTGAAGTCTTCTGTGAGTTGACGCTTAATCATCTCAATGTCTATGGGGTTGCCATTGATATCTTGGATGTTGTCTTCAATGTCAAAGAAGTCACCCTGACCAAAGATTGCTTCTATGATCTCAGCATGGCGAGTCTCAACAGCTTGCTGAGTCGCAGGGGTAACAATGCGGCTACGTTCAGATTCACGGGTCTTGTCTTCTACCGCCCATTCACCACGGAAGATGCGCTCGTACTCAAGCCAATCGGGAAGGAAGTTCGTGTCTCTGTAATCACGCCAGCGATCACAATGGTCAACAACAAAGGCAGTTAAGTCTTTGTCAGCCTGTGTAGGCTCATCGTAACTACCCTGATCTTCGATCTTCACTTCTTTATCTGTTGCCATTTGTTATCCTCAAACACCAGAAATTATATCTATAGGCTCCCACTCATCTTCTTCTATGCTTTCAAAGTACGAGGTAACAGCCAATTGATCTATGTAACTTAGCGCATCTGGCAAGTCATCATGCACTCCAATGGCTGGGAATAAAAGAAGCTGATCTTTAAATTCATCCCAATCCTCTTCGCTGTTCAAGATGATGCGCCCATGCTCAAATCGACCTTGGAGGCTCCAGATAATTCTGTCAGCCTTTTTCCTGTTGCCATGCGTTAAGTCAACTATGTGCGAATATACATTATTTTTCCTCATAAGGTCAGAAAGGTACGGCAAAACTGCATTTTTTAGCGCACCTCTCTCGATACCTACTGCCAAAGGTCTGTAATCTCGCATCTTCATTAGGATGGTTGCGGCAGTCTCACGGATGTCCCAACGGCCATAAACAATCTCTTTGACAAACCACTTGCCATCCTCCGTTACTTTCACCACAGCAATAGCAGTCTGGTCTAGTCTTTTCTTGGAGTTCGCAGCTTGTTTAGCAACTTCCTCAAATCCTGCCAAGTCACAGGCTATGTAGTAACTGCCATACTGAGGCTCTTCCCCGTACTTGATCCATTCTTCCTTGAACACATTGCTACCAGCATTGGTGAAGGATGCCATGTATTCCTGCTTGAAGGCAAAGGAAGACAAGGTTTTCTTGGCAGATTCAATCTCAGTTGGGTCAATCAAGGGGTTGTCTTTGGTAGTGAAGTGCCAAGATTTCCAATCAGGGTCTTCCTCGCTCTCACCAAGTTTGAAAAGGTCATAGAACCAATTCCTTCCCTTCGGTGTCCCAATGAACATCGCTCTGCCCTTTTTGTCGCTGAGTGATGCTCGAATGACTTGCTCCCATGCCTCTGGCTTTATGTCTGCCACCTCATCCAAAACGGCGTAGGTGAGGGAGACACCCCGTAAGGTATCAGGTCTGTCAGCACCTCGGACATAGATAGTTGCCCCATTTATGGTTGTAATGTCCTGATTATTGATGTGAGCATTCTGGATCACCTCTCTGCCCAACTCCATCAAGACTTGCCAAATAATCTGTCTAGCCTGTCCATTGGTGGGTGCCACATACAAGACTGCTGATCCAGCTGGACAACGTAGGGCTTCGATAAGTAGGGTGACCGCTGCCATCCTAGACTTACCGCACCTTCGGCCTGCGGCGATTACCTTGAACCTCGTCTTATCCTTGAAGACCTCTTCTTGCCAAGGGAGAAGGGAGAAGTTTAGATCGCTCATTCGATTGAATAGTCAGGGGATGAAAATGGGTCTTTATAAAATGGGCTTTCTACTTTACCAGCAGACTTGCTCCAATTCATAGCCTTGTCTATGGTATCTAGACCAATCTCATCAGGGTCTACCCTGTATTGGCGCATAAAAAACTCTTTCCATGCTGTAGGGTGCGTTGGGTCTTTCAACATCTTCCCCTCTGGCGTTGAGGAAAAGAAGTGCGGTCTGTTGTCAGTTTTGCTAATGCTTTCTTGCATACCAGCCTTGTATGCACCCCTGTAATCGTAATCAGAGTTCTTGAGAACCATATCAAGCACTCGATTGCTATCCATCTTCTCTACTGGCATCTTGTTCTCAGCTGCAATATCACCCTTGATGGAATTAAACAACTGCGTTGATTGCAACCAATTGCGAAACTTTGGCTCTTCGCTAGGAGGCAAGGTAGTAGGACTCCAAGGAGTCTTCTTAAATTCTTGGTATTGATTAATCCAATCAGCCATTCTTATCCTCCACATCTTCAGCTTCAATCGTATGGGCATGGTTCACTTCACCAATGCCAGTGATGTTGATGGTGACTGCGTTCCGTTGCTTGGCTTCCTTGTCAAACAGCGTTATTGGCAGGGTTCTGTCCAAACACATCTTGAGTGCGGCCATTTGGCCTGGATGGTCATCGTTCAACGCAATCTCTATCACCTTCTGCGCCACATCCCTTCCACCAGAGTTAATCATCAGGTCTTTGAGTTCCTTGATCCTCTGGTGATCCGTCTTCGGTAACGACAGGCTAGGGTTTGCCGCCCACCGCTGGATGGTGAGTTTCTTTACACCCTTCGGACGGCCAACCTTTTTTTTAAATTCGAGTTCACTCATAACAAAATTTTACTCCTTTTACTTTTTTTGTGGGGAGGGGGCACCTGTAAAAATTTTCCCCGAGGCCGACCCCCCTCCCCCCATCGAAAAACACAAAATCCTAGGGAAAACCCGAACAGTTTTACAGGTCTACTTAATACTATGTTCATTATGTAAAGTTATTTGGTAGTTATGCACAGGTTATACAGAGCATTGTGTTGTATTCCTGCACCAGACACCAAAACTGTGGATAACTTTTGCATTCGCCTGTGGATAACTCGGTGCGATTTGGGAATTTGGGCGGGGGAAACGCAAAAAGTGAAAGGGTTGGATGGTGCATCTTGGCTATACCTGTTCGTTAAGAAGGATCGAGATCAGATAGTTTGCACATATGCCTCTTATTCCGCTTAAAACGGGCTACAAGCCTCTGATCTGACTCATCCGTAGCCAGACTAACCTCAAG